TTTTTCTATATCTTCTAAAACTTTATCCATTTGTTTTCTTAAAAATTCTATGTTTACTTTATTTAAAGCCATATTCTCGATATGTGCATTTAACTTATCCGTGGACTTATACAAATCCTCGATCATCATAAATTGCTCAGAATCCGCGGGCAATGAACCTAGTTGTCCACGTGGCCATTTGATTCTAAAATCTGTATTCTCAATTAAATCTTTTTGCATTAACTCTACTTGTGTGGAAAGTTTATTTTGGGTTTCAATAACACCGAAGTAAGCCCAGGTTCCGATCGCGACGAGGGCGATCAACGAGGCTACCGTCTTCATCGGCATTTGTACTGCTGCTTCTTCTGAAATTTTAAGTGCCATTAGTTATAACTATACCCCGTGTTTCCTGATTCAAGTTTCTCGAATAATTTTTTATGTTGGTCCATGATTTCTTCATCAGAATCCATCATCCTATCAACCTGATCTTCTAGTTTTAAAACTTGTGCTTGAATTCTTTGTACTTTATCTTCATGTACTGCCTGGATAGTTGAAAGCTCAAAAGTTCTAGATAGACTCCAGCCGGCTAACGCCAACAAGATTCCTACCAACATTGTCATTAATTTTTCAATCATATTTTACTTCATTTTCAAAAGACATGTCTGTTGCATGTTCTTTTCGTTTTTTATAAGTTCTTTTACTACTGCAAGCACAATTATCACAGGTGCATACACCGTATTCATCTGCGTGGAACTCTCCATCGCAATGACAATTATGGTGACACGTCTTGCACTTGGTCATTATTCTTTACCAGATGGTAAACAGCTTTTTAACCAGTCACAAAGTTTTTTAAAAGGCCAGCATATAGTTTTCCAAGCCCATTGTATTATTTTTTTAATCATTTTTCTTTTCCTCAATTTCGTAGAAGAAGTTATCGGTATTTTCCGTTCTCCATTTACGAGTGTCTTCTACATTCCACTCAGAAGTTTGCACTTTCCAGTCAGGTATATCGTCTCTAACTGTAAATGATGGGATATCCCATATTAATCTATTATTAGGTTGTGCTGCATAGTTGCCGTCATCTAACGCAAGTATGTGTGCGCACTTATGTTCATGCGGTATTTCGGAATGATCCGTATCTACTATATTACTCTCTGGGTGAGCCCAGTCAACAGTAAAAAGATAAGCACCTGCATGAGTTTTCTTATCTTTACCAAAATATTTTCCAGATTGTCCGTCTAGAATATCATAGCTAGTAACAGCAGGATAATAAGAAAAACAATTCCATAACTCCAATTCATCAAGTCGTCTTCGTGGTACTTCTTGGACTTCGAAACCGCGTTGAATAAAAGCGCTAATCGGTAAGCGATAAAAAATTGCACCGTTCTCCATAATAGCATGAAACAATATGGGACGGCCTGTAATCGATGCCAAACCGAAAATAATACAATCCTCAGCTTCGCCATGGTGTTTTTTGAGATCATACAAATACTCCCTTCTTATTTGTGCGTAAGTTACTGGTATGTTTGCATTTAAATAAGCCATAATTTATCATTTTATACTTCCCCAGTTTATACCTTTTTTGCAGTTAACTTTATTTTTTATCTCCAAAGGTATAGCTTCCTCCATAGCATTTTGAATTATATTAGCTTCATAATTATTTGCAACAGAAATACATAATTCGTCATGAATTTGTATGTGTGGAATAATCCCCTTTTCATAAAGATCAACCATAGCTTTTTTTGTCATATCAGCAGCTGATCCTTGTATTAATCTGTTTAATGCCTTGTATGTAAAAGCAGGTACGTAGTAATTTTTAAAATATTTTATAAAATCTTCTTCTACCTTCTTAGCGACTTTACGGTATTCAATCTCAAACTCTCTTAAAGCGTCTGCTTCAGAAAGAAGTGGGACTTCATCAAATCTATTTATTTTTGGGTTCCATCTTCTATTGGTAGTCTCAAACATATTAAATCTACAGAATCTGTCATATAACGTAAATAAAAGTCTATTATCTTTAGCAAAACTTACCAAATCCTGTGATAATATTTTAACAAAAGGGACTTTTTTATGATAATCAGCAAATAATTCATTAGCTTTCTGTCTCTCTAGTCCCAATTCTTTTTGTAATTTTAATTTGCCCATACCATAGAAAAGCCCAAGGTTAATTGTCTTGGCCTGTGTTCTGGAAATTTTTGCCATATCTGCAACAATCTGATGGAAGTCCGCATCTTTTTTATTAAACTCCTCCTCTAAATCATTTGTTCCCGGCAATCCTAATTTTAAAGCATAATGAACAACTATACGAGGCTCTTGTTGTGAATAGTCAAAGCTCCCCCATTCTTTATTTTCTTCAGGTAAAAATAGTTCTCTCATTTTCTTACCAATAAAACCTTTGGCAGGAATCTGTTGTAAGTTTGGATTACTCATTGAAAATCTTCCAGTTACTGTTCCTTTATCTCCAGATCTTATTTGGTTAATGTCTGCGTGTATTCTTCCTTCGTGAACAAACTCCAATAAGCCATCAACAAAAGTATTAGCTGCTTTGTCATATTCCCTAATCCATGCAATCATTCTTAAACACTTGTTAGAGTGAGTCTTTAAATAATCTTTTGAAAGCTTGGGCATCTTAGACTTGGGTGTCATTTCATAATCCTCTATATTAAGTTTATCTAAAAGGTCTTTAATTGAAGATGCGGCCCAAATATCTACTTTAATACCAGTTCTATTTTTTATTGCGTCTACTACTTGCTTCTTTCTTTTTCTTAAATGTTCTCCAAATGCCTTAGCTTTTTGGACATCTATTTTAACTCCTTTAAATTTCATTTCAACTAAACAAGGAAATAATTTTGTTTCTAATTCGAATATTTTTCTACAAGTTTTATTTTCATTTGTCTCTGGTTTTGTGTATAATACTTCGTCCAGTTTTTTATCAAAAAGCTTCCACAGTCTTAGTGTTAAATCAACGTCTTGCTTAGCATACTCTTCAACTATGTGTGTAGGAAGTTTATGCATATTAGACATAGGGTCTTTCACCATACCTCCAGACCATTCTAATGTTTTTTGTTGTAGATCGTATTTATATTTTGAATCTTTTAAGTAGTCTTTACTTAAAGCGTCCAAAGAATATCTAAATCTGTTTTCATCAATAACGGAAGCTGCAATCATAGTATCAACTATCCTGCCTTTAATCATTTGACCTGTGATAGATCTTATCCAGCATACGTCGTACATTGCGTTGTGAAATACTTTTGTAATCTTTTCGTTTTGAAAAATTAATTCATTCAAAGTTTTCCAGGTCTTTTCTGTATTTAAGTTATCATTATCTGAATGTTTTAAAGGAAAATAACAAGTCTCTTTTCCAGTTGCGACAGCTATACCACAAATAAAACCATCTTTTCTTACTGCTCCTAAACCTTTTGTTTTTAAATTTGGATCATAAGTTTCTATGTCGACAGCAACTGTATTAATATTTTCCAAATCTAAATCTTCTGGACTTTTACACATTATTTAATAATCCCCCATGAGTTTGATTTCTTTTTTATTTCTGCTTTCACTTCTTCAGGATAGTCTCTATCAATAGCCATGTCAATATAATGTTTTGCTTTTAATAAATCTTCTTTCTGATTTTTCTGTTTGTGCCTGCATAAATATTTTATTGCATTGCCCTCGGCGAATGGAATATTATTTCTGTTAATAAATTCTGAAGGCTGAATGACCATGGATTTATAGTGATCACCGCCTACCTGCTTTTTATATATTTTATCAGTCATTATTAAAAAATAAACTTATTGTAAAACGANAGGAAGGTCCTATCAAATTTTGAGATTTAATAGTGTGAGGGATTGAACCCTTAAAGACCAGTAATTGATTTGGAGTGTACGGGTTNGCTAACTTAATTGTTTTTTTATCTTTTCCGTAAAACAAAGTTTCTCCTCCCCATTCTGGGTCCCATGTTAAATTTACATAATATAANGCTACTGTTTGATTAGAGTGAGTATGTATAAAATTAATATCTAAAGGTTTAATTAAATTAACTACACAACTATCATAGTGTTTTTTACTTTTA